GTAAATATTGTTAATATTATCAATAAACTCCGTGAAAAATACGGATTAGTTGTAATGACCGAATTACGATTCCCTATTCCAGAAAATGAAAAACATCCTGTAGCAGTACCCAGCGAACCTAATTTAAGATTGTGGGCGTCAATGATTAATTCCGCAGATCATTTCTTAGGATGTGATTCTGTAGGACAACATATGGCAAAAGCCCTGAATAAAACTGCAACCGTTGTTGTTGGTTCTACTGTTCCAATTAATATCACTTATCTCAATGATGATAAATTTGATATTATAGATATTGGAGAAGAATTAGGAAGAGATTATTCTCCCATTAGAATGACTCTGGATGATGAGAAAGATAGACGAAATGATGGAGTAATGGCAATGAATGAAGAACAAGAACAAAGAGTTGTTGATTCTTGTATAAAATTCTTAGGTAAAGGAGGGGAGTTTAAAGGAGAATTCATTCCATCCCAACCACAAAATGTTTGTACTAATCCTGATCATAATCACATCGGGGCTCCCCATCAGCATATGCCTGATGGGAGTATAGTACCTATAGATAATAGTCCAAAAGAAGGTACACGGAAAGAAAGACGAGCGGCAGAACGAGCAGAACGTAAAGAACAGACTAAACAAAAAGCGGAATTACCCAAATCACATTATGATTTTGGGAAGAATATTTCATCTAATGAAGGATAGATTATGAGTCCGTGGATTGCTGGTATTGCCACGGGGCATAACGCTGGTGTTTGTTTATTAAAAGATGGTGAAATAATTTTTTCTGTAGAAGAAGAAAGACTATCGAAGATTAAACACGATGGCGGTCCTATACTTAGTATAATGAAAATATTAGACTATACGGATAAGTTAGATTATCTGGTAGTAGCTGGTCTGCAATCGTACCCGAACGAGCCTCCCATCAGTATTATTGATTACAGTGGAGAGTCATTATATCAAGGAATCGCAAGAAGATTAGGATTAATTGAACAGCCAAAAGGTGGAAATTCTAATGCACAATCACCGCAAGTTATTAATATGAGTGATAACCATCATCAACTACATTCATCAATTGCTTTTTACAATTCTGGATTTGAAACGGCAGTAAGTGTCATTGTGGATAGTTGTGGTAGTCCCAGAGGGATCGGGCGTGATAAAGACTCAGGTCTATATTTTGAAATAGAATCTATTTTCGACTGTTCCTATACAAAAGGAATTAAATCTCTATATAAGAAAATGGGATGCGACAAGGGAAGAAGTTATTATAAGGAAATGCACGATGAACAATTAGATGAAACATTTATATTAGAAGCAGACGAAGGTGCTGGAATTGGAAAAACTTGGGATGCAGTCACAGATTATTGTGGATTTCACGTAAACGATTCAGGCAAGACTATGGGATTATCTGCATTTGGCTCTCCAAATGATAAAATACCTGACCTGTTTCATAATGATATATCCAATAAAGAGTTGATAAAGGCGCAATATCCACGGCGTACAAGTCTTAATATAAGTAAAAAGGAATTTGAGTTTTTAGATGATATGGATTGGAAAGATGATTTATCTACATCTAATCTTAGAAGAGATATGGCATATGCCGTTCAAAAAGAAACCCAAGAACAAGTCTTAAATCTAATCATCAAAGCATCCGAGATGAATGACAATAAGAATGTTGTATTAAGTGGTGGTTATGCTCTCAATTGTGTTTCTAATTATTATTACTTGGATAAGTTAAAAGAACACGACATCCATTTGTACGTAGAACCAAATTCGTCTGATGCGGGTACCGCAACTGGAGCCGCTTTGCTGTATCATTATACTATTAATAAAAATGATATAAGTAAAAGAAAAAGAATCAAGAGTTTGTTTTTAGGACCAGAATATAATTATAGTATCGATGAAATCAACAAAAAACTTGAGAAATATAATATAGATCATCCTCAAAGGGATAGATACTCCCGCGTGTTTGAGACTTCATATAAAGAAATTGCTGAACTAATTAAAGATAAAAATATTGTTTCTATATTTCAAGGAAGGTCTGAAAATGGACCAAGAGCATTAGGAAACAGGAGTATTCTGTTCAATCCAACTGTAGAGAATGGTAAAGATTTAGTGAACAAAGTAAAAAGGCGAGAATATTTTAGACCATTCGCGGCTTCAATAATGAAAGAGTATGCTCACGATTGGTTTGATATGAAAGGATTAAAAGAGTCTCCTAATATGATGTATGCAGTTGATGTTAAAGAAGATAAGAAAGATTTAATACCGGCAGTCTTGCACGTAGATGATACTTGTAGAATACAGACCGTGAGAAAAGAAGACAATGAGCATTTCTATAATCTCATTGAGGAATTTTATAAATTAACAGATATACCATTATTGTTCAATACTTCATTTAATTTAGCGGGAGATCCTTTAGTGGAAACTCTTGATGATGCTCTAAAAGTTTTAAATGATTCTGAGATGGAATACTGTTTTATGCCAGAATTGAATAGTTTAATAAGGATAAAAAAATGAGTCAGTGGATAGCAGGAATTTCTAGAGGACATAACAGTAGTGTATGTTTATTAAAAGATGGTGAAATTGTTTTTTCAATAGAAGAAGAACGATTGTCTAGATACAAATATGATGGAGCTCCTTATGTTTCTATGATGAAAATTCTAGATTACACGGATAAGTTAGATTATCTAGTTGTTGCTCATACCCAAGAAGATGTGAGTTACGTTGATTATAGGGGTGGTGGAGTATATAATGCACTTGCTAGTAAATTAGGTCTAATTGATGGACCTTCCCAAATATTAGATATGCATAAATGGCATCATAAAATGCACGCCGCTTGTGCTTTTTATAGGTCTGGATTTGAAGATGCTGTAGCACTTATTGTAGATGGGGCCGGATCATTTATTCCAATGATCCGAACAGGCCACGGAACAAATCCTGGAGTGGATGGGGAAATTGGAAGCTGGGAATTAGAATCTATATTTAAATGTGATTATCCAGATGAATTTAAAACTCTCTATAAACATCAAGGAGGTAGAGGACCTTGGCCCTCTGTTAGAATTCCAGAACAGTCTTCAGATCGAGAAGGTGAGCAAGGAACTCACGAATTAATCGTTGATGACTCTGCTGGTATTGTTAAATGCTATGAAGCCGTGACACAATATTGTGGATGGGCGCCTATTGAAGCGGGGAAAACGATGGGTTTATTTCCATACGGAGGACCATCAGATTACTTTCCAGAGATTTACTCCGATGGCGGCGGAGGAGATTGGAAAACTGGAAATAGAGATATGATTATTCCAACATATCCTAACGGAGCAATAGTTAATCAAGGTCGTTGGCGATCATTAGACACTTCTCAAGAGGATTTAGATACTGGTGATTTAACTTTGCTTCAGAATCGTAGAGATATGGCCTGGGCTATTCAGACAGAATCACAGCAAATGATGTTAGATTTAATTCGTAAAGCAGTTAAGATGAGCGACAGAAAAAATGTTGTTATCTCAGGTGGATATGGACTTAATTGTGTCGCTAATTATTGGTATCTTGATCAATTAAAAGACGAAAATATAAACCTCTATGTAGAACCTATAAGTAATGATGCAGGAACTGCTATGGGAGCCGCACTACTTTGTCACTATTCACTTACAAAAGACAAGGAAGTAAGACCATTTGGCGAGTCTCTATTTTTAGGTCCAAATGTAATGCAGTCTGAAGAAGAGATTTTTGAAATTGCTAAAAAATATAACGCAACTGGCATATATGAAAACCAATATGCGCCAGATGCTGTGAAACTTATCTTGAAAGGAAATATAGTAACTTTGTTTCAAGATAGGTGTGAGAACGGCCCGAGGGCTTTGGGCAATCGTTCTATCCTATATGATCCGCGTGAAGCTGACGGAAAAGACTATGTAAACTCCGTAAAGAAAAGGGAGTATTTCCGTCCGTTCGCCGGATCAATTCTTCACGAACACGCACACGACTGGTTTGATATGAGGGGAATGGAAGAATCTCCTCATATGATGTATGCAGTAAATTGTTCTAGTCAGGAATATGCTGATCAAATTCCTGCTATTATTCACATAGACGGAACTTGTAGAATTCAAACTGTTAAAGAACATCAAAATCCAATTTATTATGAAATGATTGATCAGTTCTATAAAGAGACTGGAGTACCAATATTATTTAATACATCTTTTAATCTTGCAGGAGAACCTCTTGTGGAAACAATTGATGATGCCATCAGAACATTACACGATAGTAATCTTGAATATCTATTCATACCAGAAAAAAATCTTATTATAGAAATAGCAAACGAAGGAGAAAAGAAATGAGTCCCGAATCAAATACAGAAGATCAAGGTAGAATTACTGCGGAATCTACAGACATTGTTCAACAGAATGAGAAACAATACACTAAAGAAGAAGTAAGGGACATTGTTAAGAAGAAAATGATGGAGGAAGAAGGCCACGAAATACAACCTTCTCCTCCGTCGCCCGAACAGAAAATTAGTGATGAAGAACAGAAAGAACGTTCAGAGAAGTTTAAAAAAATCATTGTCGTAACTGGCGGAGCAGGTTTTATAGGTTCACATTTAATCGAAATGTTAAATCATCAAGGAAGAGAAGATATTTTGCTAGTTGATGATTTGTCGGATCCGCGTAAATTACAGAATATTAATAGTTTAAAGTTTCAAGATTATGTAGATAAGAGTAAGTTTATGGAACTTTTAGGTTTTCTTGCAGAGAATAATATGGTCGAACGGATTTATCATCTTGGTGCTGAGAGTTCTCGTTTTTGTACAGATGGCAAATATCTAATGGAAAATAACTATCAATATACGTGTAATATTATGGACATTTGTCATTTAAACAAAATTCCTCTAGTCTTTGCTTCTAGTGCCGCAGTATATGGACAACGACCAGATGCAAATGATGCTTCAGATGATTATGTACCAGAGAGTTATTATGCTTTGAGTAAATTGCAGGCAGATAGATATAGTCGTAAATTTATGACTGTTGATCAAGATACTATTATTGGATTGAGATACTTTAATGTTATATCAGAAGGAAAAAATGAACAACATAAAGATGGTATGAAATCACCATTATGTTGGATGAGGGAACAATATGAGAAAGACGGCTTTATAACTTTGTATGAAGGTTCAAAAAAAATCAAACGTGATTTTGTTCACATTACAAATGCCTGTCAAATGACAATAAATGCAATGACTAAAGGTTTATCAGGAATTTATAACATTGGATCAGAAACATCAAAAACATTTTATGATATGGCTGCGGACGTATTAGAGAGGGAATTTAGTACAGATGAATCTAATATTAAATTTGTTCCGTTTCCTGAAGATTTAAAACCAGGTTATCAAAAATGGACTATAGCAAATATGGAAAATGCTTGTTTTGGAACAACCACTAGACCTTAGTTTTCATATCATTGTTGATTTATATTAAACAATGCGTTCAATATAGCTTGTTTCATTTCCTCGTAGTCCTCTCCGTGTTCTGCTCCATTAGCATCCTTCACTTTAACAACAAAGTATTGTTTTAATACTTCCTCCAACCGTTCTTCATATCTTTTAGCACGCCTTTCATTGAAGGGTACATAGTCTTTATTATCCATCGCAATAACCTTATTATATAAATACTAGAAAGAAGTTTCTTTTCATACGTTGTATTTATACATTATTTAGGGTGGTGAAAGGAGACGGATTTTTACATAAATAAAGATAACATAACAATTAAAAGAGGAAAAAGGTACTATGGAAACTATGCTAGCCCTATTTGGGGCAAAATGGTGCTGTGTATTTGCATCGACAGCTGGTGGATTGACTAATGGATTAGTACACACTTGGATAGGATGGAAGGGAGAAATAAAAAATCTTCTCCTTGCGGCAGCGACTGGATGGATCGCCGCAGAATTTTTTATACCAGCTTTAATGGAACAATTTAAATTTGGACCTATGACTGCACTCGCAATAGCGTTTGTGATCGGATATATGGGAATCAGGTTACTGCCCCATTTAGAGAGAAAAATTACGAAAAAACTTGATAAAGCAATAGACAATATTGACAAAGATTAATCAAAAAGGTTGTAATGGCTAAATTACAAAGTGTAGATGATCTGAGGGATTATGCGTATCGTAAACTTGGAGCTCCGAAGATTGAGATCCAAGTAGACGATTCTCAGGCATATGATAGGATAGATGATGCTCTCCAATTATTCGTTGAGCGGCATTTTGATGGTGCCGAGGAGAAATTCATAAGCATTGAATTTACTGCGGATGATGAAACAAACGCATATTTAACAATGGATGATGATATCGTAGCGGTAACAAGAATTTATGAACCCGGTAGATATTCTTCTGAGGCGATGAGTGATGTCCGTTACAGAATTATGGCAGACGAAATGTTTGATATGACCAAAATCAATATGCAATATTATGAGATAACGATGGAACATCTTGAAATGGTGAATAGTTATTTCAGGTTAGATAGGACATTTACATTTAATAAGGGAAATCACCGACTCTATTCTCATTCAGGAAAGATCCTTGAAGGAAATAAAATTCTTTTACGAGCGTGGAAAGCCCTAAGACCTGATGAATCTTCATCTTATGCGTTAGATGTTTTCAATGATGAATGGATTAAAAAGTATGCCACTGCTCAGATTAAACAACAATGGGGTGCTAATATGAAACAGTTTGATGGAATGCCATTACCTGGTGGAATAACGATTAATGGACAACAAGTTTGGGATGAAGCGAAAGAAGAGATTGACAAACTCGAAGAAGAATTTTCACTTAATTACGAACTTCCAGCTAACTTTATAGTGGGGTAATCTTGTGGGTATGTTTGACAATATGTCCAAATCTCCAATTGTTCAAGATATTGTGGAAGAAGTTGTTGAAGTTGTAGGATTCACAGCAAAATATCTTCCACGCAAATATGGAACAGCAATAGATCCTATTTTTGGAGAAGACCCATCTAGCAAATTTGATACTGTGTGGACTTTTAATGTTCTCATAGATGATTATCAAGAATATGGAGATGTCGGTGATTTCTACGGTAAATTTGGTGTACAAGTTACTGATGAAATGAAAGTGTCTTTCACGAAGAAAGATTTTGCCGAGCAAACAGTAGCCACAGATGATGATACTCCAATTGCTGGAGACTTGTTATATTTTTCGGATGCTGAAGCATTATTTGAAGTGACATTTGTCGGCAATGATTCTTCATTCTATCCTGCTCCTGAAGGTCCCCAATACATTTGGACATTAACACTCAAACCCTGGGAATATGGTGGAGAAGATATTGATGTTGCGGATGCAGAGATAACCGCAGTAGAAACAGAGATAGAAGCGGCAGTAAATGCTGAATTAGCAACTCCTGATTGGGATACTATGGATGATGATATTCTTGATTTATCAGAGATGAACCCATTTGGAAGTACATAGGAATAGATTATGTTTGGAACAACTTTTTATCACGGAACAACTAAAAAATTAATTATAGCCTTTGGATCCGTGTTTAATAATATTCACGTTCAGCGGAAAGAATCAGATGGTACACTCATTAAAGACATACAAGTGCCACTGGCTTATGAATCTCGAAAGAAATATTTAGCTCGACTGATTCAGGATAGTGTAAAGAACAGACAAGTTCCACGAATGGGATTTATTATGACGGGATTGACGGCAGATTATTCCCGGTCGCCGAATCAAATGAGTGAATATAAATTCACTTCGGCAACTCCCAATAAGGCGACTCTTATGTATACGCCTATTCCATATAACTACGCATTTACTCTTGATGTTTATGTGGATTATATGGATGATGGACTTCAAATCATTGAACAAATTTTACCTTATTTTCAGCCAGATTTCAACATAACAATGACCGAAATTACTGACTTAGAATTGAAAAGGGATATTCCCATCGAACTTACTGGATTGACTATGCTAGATGAATTTGAGGGAGATTTTGCAGAGCAACGAATAGTCAATTGGACTTTAGAGTTTGAGGTAAAGGGATGGCTTTATCCACCAATACGAGAACAAGATATTGTCAAAGAGGTTGATGTTAATTTTTCGGTTCCTGATGTTGTGGACGATGATGGTGAACCGCTTGAACAGGGATGGTTTCAACTAGATAGTGTGTAATGATTAGTTTTTCAAAATATACTGAAATAGTCAATGCTATTGCTACCAAGCTAAAGACTACAAAGGATGCCGCTAATAATGCTCTCATAAAAGCACAACAAAAGGGGATTGATCCTCTGA